CAGATTGTTAATATATCAAGGGAAACGAAAAAGGATAATATAGCCATGGCTCGCATAATTTTTTTAGCGCTCGAGAGATATCCCCTATATACGGAATTTCCCCGGGGTTACTATAAAATCTAACAATCTAACATAAATAACTATATGCAACACAATAACTGGGGTAAAGATAGAGATGATCTAGCATCATTGGCAAGTAAAGTAATCACTGAGAGTTACGAAGCCGGAGAAGACAAGGATGCAGAGTATCTTGCAGCACATGGTGAATTACCTGAGTCACAGGCTGATCTAGATAGACATGAAGCTAGTAAGTCAGAAGGTGAAGAGTGTCCACTAGACATTAAGTCACTAGATGCGCAGCAGTACGAAGATCTACTTCATAGTATGTTTAAGCTTACACACGCTGATGCAGAAGAGACCGGTGATACAGCATTCGAAGATACAGCTAGCTACTTAAGACTGGCACATGAGGCATATCAGGGCCGTCGGGGTAACTAAACATCACTAGTATTCAGACTTTATTAATTCTCTAATGCCTCTGTGTGTTAGAGAATTTTTTTTGTCCTCTTGTTTATAAAAGGAACTATCGTATAATTGGTATATGGCTAATACAAAAGATCTACAAGAAGTTATCGATGACATTCATGAACGTAATAGGAACGTTGAGTATGACACTGATAGAGAGGAAGCATACTATAAGAAGATGGAGAAGCTCTATAATGCGTATGTTGACGAGAATGATGAGATTACTAAGAAGTATAAGATCAGAACATACTTCCTCTTAGGTGCTATTGTCTCAGTGTATATTGGATTCTTTGTTTGGAAGGCTATGACATAGTGAGCGGCATTTTGCTCCGCGGTGCGGAGCTCTTAGTGAGCGGCATGCTGCCTTCGGCGGTGTTATGTTTTTTTTGCAAATTATTATACTGTTGCTATAAATAACTATATACTATGAGTATTCAGAAAGACAACGAAGCCATGGCAAGACTGTATACAGAAGGTGTGCAGGATAAGAAGTATGATAAGTGCTGGGACGGGTATAAGAAGGTACCTGGTAAGAAGCGTGGTGAGTCTGGCTCATGTGAGAAGATTGAAGGTGAAGAAAATGCTGAAGATAAGCATAAGGCATCTAAACCTGGTATACTCTCTAACCAGATTAAAGGTAAGATTACTTGCTCAAAGGCAAAGAGCCTGAGAAGTAGTACTAAAGATAAAGGTTCACATACAGCCAAAGCAGCACAGCGCTTCCTTAACTACCACGACTGTGATGAAGAAGATGCTGGAGCTCCAGCTATGTTTAAGTCTTATCTTGTAGATATGTTTGAGCAAGAGTATGGTAGTAATCAAATTTATTTTGACGACTTTAAAGAGGATATTGGTGAAGCCATTGATCAGAAGAAGGAGTATGACCTTACCAAAGAAGAGGATGTTCTTGCACAAGCTATTAAAGCTAAGATGAGCATGGGCTTAGAAATTGAAGAGGCTAAACAGAGTCTTAAAGATGATGTACTCTCTGGTAGTTTTGACGAGGATATTCTTGCTTCATCAGGTATACCTGAAGAAGATGCTGAGTACAAAGGACGTAAGGTAACGTTGAATAAGCCAACTCGTGGTGATGTTAAAAAGTTTAAAGTATATGTTAAGGATCCTAAGACAGGTAACGTTAAGAAGGTAAACTTCGGCGACCCTAACATGCGTATTAGAAAGTCTAACCCAGGTGCACGAAAGTCATTCAGAGCTAGACATAAGTGTGATCAAAAGAAAGACAAGACCAAAGCAGGTTACTGGTCATGTAAGAAGTGGTAGATATGAAAAAGATAATTAAATTCCTAAAATCAATAATTCGTAGAGAGCCTACAGCTTGGATTGATATCGAAGTTGCAGCTGAAAAGGAAGAAGCGTTAAGTGTAGAAAAGGATGTTAACACTCTATCATGTGGTAGTGTTGTAATCACCTATAATCCTGAAGCTAACAACATTACTGTTGGAGATACTGAGCTTACGGTTACTACAAGAATTCTTACTAAGGTAAACAATGTCCTAAAGAAGGATGGTGTTGAGACTATTAGTAAGGAGGATTGGTCTGAGTTCGAAGATGGTATTATAGTATCACAAGGCAAAGGTAAAAACACATACAACGCGCTACGTAAGAAAGTTAAGTAATACACTTGACTAAATAGAGAATCATATTAATATATAATATATGATTCTTGTTGTACCTGTATCACAGACAGATGACGAAGTCCTTGAAGACTTTGTACGCGTGTTTAATTTATTTGGACCCTACCCGGGTCATGATCTTGTTGTAGTTAGCAGGCCGCGTGATCATATTCTGGCTCGTGAGACCTATAGACGTATCGAGCATAACTTTGAACGTGGTTGTAAGATTCATCACACGTTCGATATTGACGGTAGGCTCGGTTGGCCTGGAGGACCTAACCATTATTGGTTAGAGACAGCTAAGTATCTAAAGGGTGACGAATATACCAACACGGATAAGCCATGGCTGTTCTTGGAGATGGATATGACGCCGCTCTGTAGAGGTTGGGCTGATAAGCTTGAAGCTGAATATCACGAGGAAGGTAAGCCATTTATGGGTAACTTATCATGGACTACTACCACTACAGGTGATCAAGAGATGGTCAAACTATGCCAGCATCTCGTTGGTGCGGCTATCTATCCACCAGATATCGGCATATATTCAAGGATTTGGACGTATGTTAATAATATAAATACAGCATGGGATGTCTTATGTCAGTGGGAGTTTCCGCCGCATGCGCATGATACCAAGCTGATACAACTATGTTTCAGGACGTGTAATTATAGCAAGTATCTTGATGACTCTGGTAATTATTTCGTTCAAGGTGAAGATAGAGAGGAATGGCCTGATCCGACATATACATTTAGTGAGCCTGTTAATGTACGTACAGCTGTACTGTTACATGGCTGCAATGATGGTTCATTAGCCCGGTTAGTGTATGAAGATGTAACTGGAGAGAAGATAGAAGATAATAGTGAAGAAGTTGATGAGTAAGAAGTTACCAGTATTTTTTCACATACCCAAGAACGCCGGGACATTTATGATCCGGCAGAGCTTAGCTGTTATGAAGCAGCATGCAGCAGGTAGAGCGTGTTGGTATATAGATGTACATCAAAATGACTCATCTATTTTTAGATTTTTATATATAGGTGACCCACCAACGAGTGGTAGTTATACAAAACTAAACCCTATTTGCTATAAGGTAGATATAAATGATTTAGATATAAGTGATAAGAATATATTCTTTGTAAAGGTATCTGATGAAGGCTTTAGAAACTATAAAGAGACCTTATATAGTATTCTACCGGAATATATAGAACCATATGAGTTTATCTTTTTGAGAGATGTTTATGAAAGAGTGCAATCACTATATACCTATATTCAATCACCAGATTCTGCTCATGAACCAACCCATAGAGCGTTTGGCGGTAAATCATTTATAGAATATCTCAACTCATCACAACTCGAAGGGTCTTGGTTAATTAGAAATATACATAATTTACCAAATAATATTGCAGTAACTCAAGAACACTTTAATAAAACATGTGAGCTTCTAGATAACATGCGTGTATATAATACGACCGAGACATCAACAGCATTAGCAGAAGTATATAAAGAGTGCTATAATATAGATACTAGTAACATTAAAGAGCAAATCTACAATAAGACTGCTAATAAGATAGATGTGCCTTTTGATAGTTTAGATGATCAAACACAGCATGCCTTTTTAAATCAAACGAAATGGGATCAGCTAATATACAGGAGATATATAAAATGATAGTTAAAAAGGGAATCGAGGCGCAACAGTTAATCTCAACTTAATCAATTCTTAAAGACGTGAAATCTAAATACGAAAAAAAAATAAAAACATCTATCATAACAATAACTTACGACAAAGATCTTGAGTTCTTAAAATACAATTTAAAATCAATTAAAAAATTCTGCGAAGGATATAATGAAAACATAATTGTTATTGATGATCATGAAGATGATTGTGCGAAGTCTCAAAGATATCTAGATTCAATTAGTCAAAAATATTTCATTGACGAAAAAGCTAAAAATATTAAACACGGTTATGTGAGGCAACAATGGATTAAGTTGCTCTCTGATAAGTATGTTGCGGATAATACTGACTACATTCTTCATATTGACAGTGATAGTGTATTTAGTGCTGAACATAACCCTGATGTGTGGTTCAAAGATGGGAAGCCCGTCATGCTTCGAACATCATATGATATGTTATTTAAAAAGATGAAAAGACCAATAGAAGGTGTTCAGCGGTGGCAACAACTAACGAGCGAAGCTTTAGGTTTTGATGTTGGGTATGAATATATGAGAGGTATGCCATTGGTATATCCAAAGAGATTGTTTGGTGAACTAAGAAGCTATATCGCTCGAACGCACGGTTGCAGTTTGTTTGATTATTTAAAAGATAAGCCAACTATATCTGAGTATAATATATTAGGTGCTTATGCTTATAAATATATGCGAGATGAGTTTTATTGGATTACCCAAGATGAAAACCATGACGAATATATGAACTTTGTACATAACGCTAAACATAAATATATGCAGCATTATTCATCTCGAGAAAAGCAGCAGCCGATAAGATATATAGATCTTAACGACAAAGACAACCCTTTATCAAAATTATTGGATATAGTTTGTGTACCAAAATAATAAAAAAAACATGAAAGTACGAATATTTATAGTAACTTACAAAGATTTTAACTATTCCATAGATCCAGTTCAAACGATCTCCTTCTAACCAGACCTTTACGTATCTTACCACCTGCTATGCGATACATTGGAAGCACTTCCTTTACACTATCGTAATTACCATCGTTCAATCTACCCGGCTTACCAACCAGCTGACTGAGAGCACCTCTACCACAGTTATATGTAAAGCTCGTTAACGCTGCTAACTGATTACTATTAAGTGGTACCTTGACAATAGACTGTACTACTTTTTCCGTCTCCCTTAATTCTCTCTCAAGAAGACTACTAGCTTCCTCCTCAGTTATATTACCTTTATTGACAGCAGATCCTGTATGACCATATCCAATAGTCTCTTTACCACCTGAGCAGACGTATTTCTTTGCTCTAAAGCCTTCAAAGTGCTTAACACCATCTAGCATCTCATTCCACGAATCATCTTCTTGTGAATCTAGATCATATTTAACTTTTGGTTTAACAAGTACAGGCTCTGTTGGCTCAGCCTCCTGCTCTAAATCCTTAAGGACCTCTTCTGCAGCTGCATCAAACTTCATATCTGTTATTTGATTATCTGCTATCTTTATAGCTTGTATCTTTTGCTCAATAGGTTCAGTCTTACTATCAATCAGACTCTTAATATAATCAGCCTCATATGCACCAGCCCCAAGAGCTAATAGTGATAGTACTACCTCTTTAACACCTTCATCAAATTGTTCAGTCATTCTTGTATATTTATGCTAAAAGTTAATAAATACTATTATGTCACATAAAAGCTTTAAACAATTCTTTAATGAAGAGTGCGGATTACGTCACAGCGACGAAGAAACATACACATCTGAACAGCTAGATGACCTTAGTGATGAAATGAAAACAAGGTACTGGTGGCAGGATTTAGATGCAGGTCTTGAGGGCGCGCATTCTGATAGATGGAAACAAGACCCACGCTGGGAGGGTACATCACATAATGATGATAGAATAGAGGAAATAGAGGGCATATTAAGGCGTAATGGTAGGTTGAACCGACCCGTTATAGAGTGGCCAAAAAAATCGTAAAAGAGTGAGAAAATAGTCTGCTATTGAGTCAGGTTGTACTAAATACTTTCTGGAGAGAGTAGCTGGAGTTGGCTACTTTCCATAGTATAATTAAACAAGAACATGAGCAGAGTATCATTAAACAACATTAGTCCTTCTCGAAAGAGGAGCTCGGGTATAGAAGTAACGAACGGAACATCTAACTGCCTTAATACACGTAATGATATTTGAAGAGCAGGTTTCAAGAAAACCTAACCAGTATCCATGGACCGAGCAGTTCATTGAAGCGATGCATAATGGCTTTTGGACAGATAAAGAGTTTGGGTTTAAGTCAGATGTACAGCAGTTTAAAGTTGTCCTTACTGATCAAGAGAGAGAGATTATTATTCGTACTCTTAGTGCTATTGGTCAGATCGAGGTAGCTGTAAAAACTTTTTGGGCTAAACTGGGCGACAATCTCCCACATCCATCTCTACAGGACCTTGGATATGTTATGGCTAACACAGAGGTCATTCATAACAATGCATATGAGAGATTACTTTCTGTGCTTGATATGGAGGATGTATTTGAAGAGAACCTTAAGTTAGACTTTATTCAAGGCCGTGTTAAGTATCTTAAGAAGTATACACATAGATTCTATAAGGATAGTAAGAAGCAGTATCTTTATGCTCTTATTTTGTTTACTTTGTTCGTTGAGAATGTATCTTTGTTTTCTCAGTTTTACGTTATTAACTGGTTTGCGAGATTTAAAAACGTTCTTAAGGATACTGACCAGCAAGTTAAATACACACGTAATGAAGAGAACATTCACGCTATGGTAGGCGCACAGCTTATTAATACCATTCGTGAAGAGTATCCTGACTTGATTGACGACGAGTTGATTCAGCGTGTATCTCACGAAGCAGAAGAAGCCTTTAAGGCAGAAGCTAAGATCATTGACTGGATGGTTAATGGTGTTGATGAGGAAGGTTTATCTGCAGAGGTATTGAAAGAGTTTGTTAGAAGTAGAATTAATGATTCACTTGAAATGATTGGATTTAATCCTGTTTTTGACATTGATAAAGATAAAATAGCCAGTACAATATGGTTTGAAGAGGAGTTACACGGTAACTCTATGACCGACTTCTTCCATGGTAGACCAGTTGAGTATGCCAAGAAGAACCAGTCATTCTCTGAAGACGATTTATTTTAACTGATTTTATGAAAAAAAGAATATACTGGCTTAATAAGGACTCGCGTAAATTTCTAGAGCGTGGGTATCTACTGGAAGGTGAAACACCAGAGCAGCGCATTAGAGATATTGCTGAGCATGCTGAGAAGATTCTCGGTATTGAAGGTTACGCAGATAAGTTTGAAAACTATATGCATAGAGGCTTCTACTCGCTAAGTTCTCCTGTATGGAGTAACTTCGGTAGAGAGCGTGGACTTCCTATTAGTTGTTTTGGTTCCTATGTACCTGATACTATGTCAGGTATTCTAGAGAAGACTGCTGAGGTAGGTATTATGACTGCTCAAGGAGGTGGAACATCTGGTTATTTTGGTGATATCAGAGGCCGTGGTGCTCCTATTTCTACTGGTGGTAAGTCAACAGGAGCTGTTCACTTTATGGAACTTTACGATAAACTAATGAATGTTGTTTCCCAAGGGAACGTTCGTAGAGGTTCCTTTGCTGCTTACTTACCTGTTGACCATCCAGATATTGAAGAGTTCCTTAAGATTAGATCTGAGGGTAATGATATTCAAGATATGTCTATTGGTGTTACTGTCAGTGATGAGTGGATGAAGTCCATGATTGATGGTGATAAAGAAAAGAGATCTATTTGGGGACTTATTATTAAGAAGAGATTTGAGACTGGTTACCCGTATGTATTCTTTGAGGATAATGTTAACAATCAAGCACCTAATGTTTATAAAGATAAAAATGAAAAGATCTACGCTAGCAACCTTTGCAGTGAGATCATGCTACCTTCTAACCCAGCGGAGAGCTTTGTTTGCTGTCTCTCAAGCTTAAACCTACTTAAGTGGGATAAGCTCGTTGATACCGATGCTGTTGAAACGCTTGTATACTTTCTTGACGCTGTTATTTCAGAGTTCGTTGATAAGACAGAAGGTATGCAGTTTATGAATGCACCGAGACGCTTTGCTCTTAATCATAGAGCATTGGGGGTTGGAGTGTTAGGATGGCATTCGTATCTGCAAAAGAACATGATAGCGTTTGAGTCCATGGAGGCAAAGATGGTTAATGGTACTATCTGGTCGACGATTCGTGAGAGAGCAGACAAAGCATCTGTGGAGTTAGCTGATATGTTTGGTGAAGCGCCTATACTTGAAGGATATGGTAGACGTAATACAACCACTCTTGCTGTAGCACCAACTACTTCAAGCTCATTTATTCTCGGTCAGGTATCACCATCTATTGAGCCTCTTAACTCTAACTACTTTGTTAAAGATCTCGCTAAGGGTAAGTTTACTTTTAAGAATCCTGAGCTAAGAAAGCTTCTCACTAGAAAGAAACAAAATACAGATGATGTATGGAGATCTATTCTAGTACACGGAGGGTCAGTTCAGCATTTAGATTTTCTAGATCAAGAAGAGAAAGACGTGTTTAAGACCTTTGGTGAGATTTCTCAGAAGGAGATTATTATTCAAGCTGGTATTAGACAAAAGCATATTGATCAAGGCCAGTCTCTTAACATTATGATACCACCTACAACTAAACCAAAAGAAGTAAATGAGCTTATGATCTTCGCTTGGGAACAAGGTATTAAGTCATTATACTATCAGCGTAGTGCTAACCCAGCTCAAGAACTAGCTAGATCTATTCTTACATGTAGTACTTGTGAAGGATAATAATAGTTGATTAATTAAACATCTATATTAAAATATAAACATGAAATTAACTCGAGGTAAACTAAAAGGTATTAGAAGAGGTTGTCACGCTATTTCTGGTACATCTAGACGTAAGACAAGTAAAATATATAAAAAACGTTATAGAGGTCAGGGTAAATAGAATAAATACTGTTATGATTAAAAGAATCAATGATAACTCAGTTAGAGTATGCTGCGGTGGTAAGGGCTGTCCTGTTGTTGAAAAGCAGGCTGATGGTCGTTATAAGGTTACTGATGATGATGGTAATGTCATCATTATTAAAGCAGAGGAGCTAGAATTAATGGGTGATGCTGTTAAAACTATAGGTGGAAGTGATGACACACTTATCTGTGGCTGATTTAATATTTCTCACCTTTACATCATATGGCTTATGCTATATTCTAATGTATGGTGAGATTTTAAATTACTTTAGAAACAAGCTGACGAAGATTGAGTTCTTTCGTCAGCTTCTTTCTTGTGCTTTATGCACAGGCTTCTGGTGCGGTATTATATTTATACCATTTACATGTAGTATATTTACACCTCTATTTTGCGCATGTGTATGCTACTTCTTACACCTAGTTAAGGAAATAATGTGTAATAAAGCTTATCCAGACGATTAAAGCTTTTCGATAAAGTCTTTTAAGGTATTAAGAGCTACCAAATCTGTAGCATCGTTAAAGTTTTTTTTGTTACAGATAAGCTTATCAACTTTTGATAAAATCGCAGCCACCTTATCTGCTTCATTACAGCTTGATGCATCACTGTTAACGTTAATAACATATGTATGTTTTAGGACATTTTCATACATTAAGCTTATCTTATCATTATCATTCATAATTAGAGTCTCTCTATAAATTGCTTTAGCTCGTTGAGTGCTATTATAGTCTTTGTATCCTCAAAGCTTTCTGCGTCAGTCATAAGACTTTTCACTTTTTTGATAATATCATTTTTCATAAGTGTTGACATATCGGTTTCCTCATCACAAACTCCTGCGTTGTTATTACTGCTACTAATATTCTTTGCATGCGCGTTAATAGACCCACCAGGTAGTGTTGTTGGTAGTTGGTGACCGAGGGTATGGTTTTGATTTGCAGGTTCACTTGCTGGGTAAGATCTTGTAGTTATAGGTGCCCGTAGTGGTGCACGTGCAAATGCTTCATACAATAATCCCATTTCTTTATAGTCATCCATATACTTATTTAATTGATTAAATCAAAAAGTATATTATAATAATGCTATATGAAAGAAAAGATTATCGGTTACGATGTAATAGATTTTTTAACGAAAAGTATTGCTCTTCGTTTTAAACTTAATGGAAAAGACTTTACACACGTTATTGGCATTGCACGTGGTGGAATGATTCCGGCGACTATGATGAGTTATTTATTTAATGCAAAGCTATTATCGTATGATGTAAGTTCGTATGAAGGTACAGAACAAGGAGATATTGAAATCAATCAGGATATTGATTTAGATAGTATTGATAAAGATAGTAAGGTGTTGGTTATTGATGATATATGCGATTCAAGTAAAACCATGCAACACATTAAGCAAAAGATAGGTGATACAAGATATAAATCTGTAAGATACGTTACGTTGTTTGCTAGAGAGAAAACCAAACATGTTGTAGATCACTACGGTGTTACAGTTAAGGAAGGTACGTGGTTAGTATTTCCATGGGAGAAATAAGTTATGGCAAGTAGAAGTATAAAATGTATTATAACTGGTAGTAAATATACTTTCAGTAAGGATTATTTTGCGAAGAAGGTAGATGAATTTGAAACAGAAGAAAATCTAAAGAGATTCTTTATTACAAAGAAGGCAAAGACATACCTCAACAAAGGGTATTCTATTCAAGAAATAAGAAACATTCTTAATATTGAAGATGAAGGCTTAGCTGATCCTGATTCACAGGATATAAAGGATTTAATTGATTACCATAAGTTAAGAGGTATTAGTTCAAATAAAAAAATTAGTAATACATTAAACTTCGCTACACATAAATCCGATGAAGCGGTATCGATGTTTATAAATACTATAAAAGATTATGAGTAGACCATCAACATTTACAGCAGCGTTAGCATCATCAAATCAAATTAAAATTTATGATGCAATGACTGGGAATTTACATAGAATAATTACATTACCTGGATCGTCAACCATTATCGCAGGACCTGTAGTTTTAAGTGATGGCCTATCTGTTACAGTAAAAGAAGGTAGCGGTACCTTTTTAATATTATACAGCTTCCCGTTATGTAATATTAAATCTAAGACACATATATCCACACCTTAATATTACATAACTACCCACCTTTTGGTGGACCCGTTGTACCACCGGAGTCACCAGGATGAACATGCTTACGTAGACTAACACTACCAGCGATCATATCTTTCTCTGTTTTTATTGTAGCGCGTGCTGTTATACCACCTGACCCACCAGTACCGTATGATGCAATTGCACCTTGAACTAGTACATTGGCGTTTGTAGTAATATCTTTATTAACATGTCCCCAGCCTTTCTGTACATCTAGATTACCTTTTGTAACAACAATACCGGTACTACCATGACAGTAAATATCTCCCTGTACAGTTAAAGTACCTTGTACACGTAAATCACCTTCAATATGTACATCCTCAGTAATATGAGTTAAGGGAGTTGCAATAGTAACTTGATCGCTAGCGGCTAGGTTAATTAAGGGCGAGGCCGTTGTAAATACTATTTTCGAATTAATAAAAACGTCGTGATCACTTTTAACAGTAAACCTACCAACACTCGCGTCACTTGAAGATGTACCCGAACCAATAACTACTTCAGTACCACCTAAGGCAAGACGACCGGTAGATGAAATAGATGATTCACCTGAAGATTGTAAATTAAAGCCGCCTGACCCAGTCTCTATATTAACCTTACCCATAGCTTTAAAGGTTATGTCTCCGAAAGGCATACTGCTCGAGGTATCAGTACTTTCATATGTAGGTGCAGCTGTTCTAACTTGACTATGACTAGCACTATTATCTTGTATACCTACGGCAGGTGTAGTATATTTCTTGAGTATATCTCTACCGTTTTGTACACTATAACCTGTGTCAAATGGTACTGCGACGGTACCAGCCTGGAATAAAATATGTTTTGCTGAAGTGAGTATAATATTACCACCTGTACCCATCTCTTTCTCAAGCTCTGTTAACCTTCCCTGCTTTTCTTTTATAATATCAGTAACCTTACTTGCGGACTCGTTTTCTTTGAAGTTACCTTTCTCAACAGCCCCGGATGATTTATCAGGCTTTCCATCAACCGGTAGTTGTACTTTAGAGTTATTAGTTATACCACCTATCTTTTTTTCCGGAGCTACTTGCGCTACTGCTATATCACGTCTCTCTTTTACATACTCTTTAGCTATGCTATCATTAAAAAACTTTTTACTACCTGTAATAATATAAAAATTACCATAAGCTCTATTTTCATAATTTTTATATACTGTATTATATGCATCACCATGTGTTGTCGCAAAACTACTACCATGAGTCAAGGTTTGATAAGTATTAGGTGAGAACATAGATGTGCATCTATTATCAAATTTAATATTAGAGCCAGACCTATGGGTAAGTTGAACACGCTGCTGACCGGTTGTATTAGAAAACACTAATGCCCCGGAACCTTGGTTAATGACATAGCTATCTCTATCTATGTTACACTCTTCAGGATTCTCTATAGGTATACCACTTACGCTACTAACAGAAGTATTTGGTGCTTTAGTTGGTGTAGCTGTAGTATTGGTCGTGTTTTGAGCTACAGGTGTTTGATCACTTGTTTTATCTTTTCTAGGTATACTTGCCATTTATTTAAGCAGTTTGTTGTTTATTAGGTGTTATTATTCCCTGTGTAGCGCCTGGAGAATCAGGCATTGGACCACCACTACTCCCGGCAGAATTTATTGAGCCATATGCCTCCTTACCCATTAAGGTACCTATAACAACAGGCATACCTCTATTACCATTAAGAAAGGATATTGCAACAGTTGCGCCTATAGGTGGTATACAAAAAATACCCTTAGCAGCACCATCTCTGTTATCTGGTACAAAATTTGCGTCTGTTGTATTGTTGGCTGCAGAACCTGCATCTGTACTATTGTTACCTGCACCTAATGTAAGCTCATAAGCAGCTGCTGGAGCCTTCTTATATGAATCATTAGGATCGTTTGCATCGCTATGTGGTTTAGTAAAATTTTTACCTGGGTTATAACTACCAATAGCACCACCAGTATTAGATTGCAGTACATAAGCCCATACTTCAGTATTGTTAACTCTATTTAAAGTTTCTGGTGATAACGAACGACACAAATTACTACCATGCGGATTTACATAATCCTCAGTTTGTGGTATGTCAGACTTATTACGTATCATAACGAGTACCCTACCCATAGCCTCCGTATTTCTAGGGTCTGATATATCCGAGTTTGCTATAACTGTACCTATATGTATATCACTCATTTAAATAATTTTATTAGCTTTGTTTAAAATACTCGAGGCTCTGTTTAGCTGTGCGGCGTGTTTGTTAATGTTACTACCTACAACACTCTCTAATTTGTTACCCGTGGACACAGATTTGTTAATAGCATCTTCTAATTTAAGACTACCTTTAGCAATAGATGATATATCCCTTTTGCTTAAATTATTTAAGGTTTCTTGAGCTAAGCACTTACTCAGTGCAGCACCAGCAAAGCTACAATTATCTTTATCGCTTATGAAGCTTTTTATATCTGCCACACTGTTATCAATAGCATTAAAAAAATTATTTACTTCTAAGGATATAGTACCTATTTCGCCTAACAGTTGATTTACCTTATTGAATTTACTAGTTATATCATCAACAGCACCTTGTATTGCGTTTGTAGCAATTGACGTTGCTGCAGCAATAGAGCTGTTAATTGTATTTGTAATACCACCAATAATACCACCAATAATATTTGGTATTGTTGATACAGCACCAGAAATCATCGCTGGTAAACACAACACACCTTTTGCAGCAGAAGTTAGGTCATTAAGTCCGGAAGCTAGACCACCAGCCTTCTTGCTTATACTATTTGATACTTTGCCTATGTTATCTAAAAGTCCCATTCTATTATATTTATACTTGAAATCTGTTTTTCAAGAGCTATAATATAAGTATGCTTGTATCACATGAAACACCTATTAGTATGCTAGAAGAGTCTAGATATTACAATGATTATGATTATGCTCTAGTGCACTTGTTCGAGACTCACCCAGAGTATTACTCCTTCTTTAAACAATCACTTCTTGCTGGTAGAGAGGTATTGCTAGATAACTCTATCTTTGAACTTGGTTATGCCTTTAATCCTGAGAAGTTTGTAAAATATGTTGAAGAGCTTAAACCTACTTATTATGTAGTACCTGATGTTCTAGAAGACTCGCAAAAGACTATGTCATCTTTTCATAAGTTTAAGATGCAATATCCTGATCTACCTGGTCTGACTATCGGAGTTGTACAAGGAAAGACTTATCAGCAGTTAGTTAAATGTTATAAGTATATGTCAGCTCATGCAGATTATATCGCTATCTCATTTGACTACTCCTGGTATAAAACTATCGGTCATTATGAGCCTATTGAAAGACCGCATGTAGTTATGGATGTAGAAGACAAATCTCTATATGACAAGCTACATAAGCAAGATGATCATAGAGCCGTGCTAGAGTTACTAGCAGATGGTAGACGTAAGTTTATTAATATGTTGATTGATGATGGTATCTGGAATCATAATAAGCCACATCACTTGCTCGGTAATTCACTCCCACAAGAGATGAAGCATTATACTGATATTAAGTCTATTAGATCTGTTGATACATCCAACCCTATCGTCGCAGGTATCAAAGGTATTCGATATATTAAGGATTATGGAATGACACAGAAGCCATCTACTATGCTAGCCGATCTTATCGATCACGAGGTTACAGAAGATGAGAAGTTTGATATTAACTATAACGTACAACAATATAAGCAGCTATGCAAGTAGGTAGTAAGTGGGTAGCGTTCTTTTCGCAGACTGGTTCTGAAATTGTAAGTCTTATTAAGAAGGGGTATAGGCCTGATCTTATTATTACTGATAATAAAGAATCGTACGATGAACGTAAGACGTTCTTTAAGTATTTTAATATTGAGTTTTGGTATAGACCTTTACCAAAAAGTATCAATTATAAAGTACAGTATTATGATGAGATTTTGAATAGTAAAGATATAGTCACATTACATGGCTGGTTAAATATTGTACCTGCAGATACATGTGAAAGGTATACTATATATAACGGTCATCCAGGTCATATAGTTAACTACCCTGAACTTAAAGGTAAAGATCCGCAAGAGCGTGTTTTTAAGAACCTTAAAAAGTATGATACTGTTGGTAGTGTTATCCATAGAGTTACAGATGAAGTAGATGGTGGTGAGGTTGTAGTTGTAGCTGAACAATCAACAAATACAAATATTAAAATAAACTCACTTGATGGTATGTTTGGTGTTTGTAGTGCTTTATCTCTACATACTTGGGAACAGTTTTTTAGGAACTCTAATATAATATTGGAAACGGATCTTAACTACGATGGAACATTTAAGAATGATCGTGAGAATAACATACCTATATACTGCTAATGAGTAAGCTACTAATATCATTCTCCGGTGCTCAATGTACTGGAAAGACGACTCTACTTAAAAGGTTACGTGATTGTAATTCTAGTGTTAACTTTGTTCCTGAAGTTACTAGACTTATTAAACGTGACTATGGTGTTGATATTAATGAAGCTGGTAATGAGATGACTCAAGCTCTTATCATTACCGAGCATTTTAAGAATATTAATAATCATAACAAACAAGAAAGAAGCTCTATCTTAGATAGATGTATTCTAGATGGGCTTATCTATACTTCCTGGTTAGAAGATAATAAAGCTCTAAATACCTGGACTGGTAATTATGCATATCATCTATTTGATAATTATATTGAAAGTTATGATGTTATTTTTTATACTGACTCAGCTGATGTTAAGATCGAAGACGATGGTGAGAGAAGTATAGATATTGGTTTTAGGAATGATATCATTAGTGACTTCGAGCATTGGCTTGAGTGTAATCCTAGATTAAAAGAAAGGGTTGTAGTACTGAGTGGTACAGTAGAAGAAAGATTAGAAATAATTAAAAGGACTTTGTCTGAAAAAGGACTTGACATCAACATCAAATAATATATAATAAGAACATGGCATTAAAAGAACTAGATAATTCAAATATTAATAAGCACCTCGGTAAGTCATCTGAGTATGCAAGTCTATATGATCCGAGCTTACTCGTACGCGAGCCTCGTCAATCAAACCGAACGCATATTAATGTTGTAGATGATAGCCTTCCTTTTGTAGGAGGTGATACATGGAATGGTTATGAGGTAACTGGTCTTACAAATAGTGGTAGACCTATTGTAGGTGTGGCTAAGTTTGTATATCCTTGCGATAGTAAGTATATTGTAGAATCAAAGTCACTTAAACTTTACTTCAACTCGTTTTGTATGACTCATCTAGGTGAGACTGAGCAAGATGTACTGCGTAGTATCGAAGAAAAAGCTGCTAAAGATCTTAGTGAGTATCTTGAGACTACAGCAGAGGTGAGAGTATTCTCTAACTTCGAAGCGTTAAATGATCCAACGTATGCAATGCGTGAGTGGCATCGAGATGCACTAGTTGGTGATAGAATTCAAGGTTATATTACTCTAGAAGAATCATGTAAAGACGATTCAATGGTGTTTGATACCTACTCTGAAACTCCTGAGTTGCTGGAGTTGATTGATAGTGATAAAGAAGCTCAACTCTTTCATAGTTCTCTACTAAGATCTAGATGTCGTGTAACTTCGCAACCTGACTCAGGTGATGTGTATATTTACTTTAAGGGTGATAAAACAGTAACTGAAGAGTCTCTACTTAAGTATATTGTATCATTTAGAGATGAGTGTCACTTCCATGAAGAGATTTGCGAGACTATCTATACTCGTTTATTTGAGTTACTAGAACCAGAAGAGCTTGTAGTTCGTTGTCTATATGCACGCCGTGGTGGGTGGGATATTAACCCTGAACGAGCGTCAGATCCTAAACTATTACATCATACTCTTGGCGATACTCGAGTAGTTCATGTTAAGACACCAAAGCAATAATATAATTAATAATTAAATTAAGCTCTATAGATTTATTTCTATAGAGCTTTTTTTGTTTCTAGATTAAATAACTAATATGAAGACCTTTAAGAGATTCTTTACTGAAAAGTTTTATAACGATACACTACATCCTAGATTCTGGGATGATCAAAATCAGCTTGACCCAGAGGTGAGAGAAACTCTCTTAGAGATTGCTAAAGACGTTTCAGAGCAAGCGGGAGTTGAAGACCTTATTACAGATGTTCAGTTGACAGGTTCACTTGCTAATTACAACTATACTGACTACTCTGACCTTGATGTGCATATGTTACTAGACTTTAAAGATGTAAATGCTGACGAAGAGTTAGTTAAGTCTTCGTTAGATGGTAAGAGGTTTATTTGGAATGAAAGGCATGATATCACAATAGGTGGTGTCGAGGTTGAAGTTTATTTTCAAGATGTAGATGAACCACACATGGCTTCTGGTCTATACTCTCTACAAAAAGGTGAGTGGTTAAGAGAGCCTGTTTTTGATCCACCAGAAGTTGATGCTGCAGATGTTAAAACAAAAGCAGAACAAATAGAGAGAGATATCGATAGACTGGAACGCACGGTTGTGGAAAGTTCTGATATGAGTATAGAAGACTTGCAGGCTGCAACTACAAAGATACGTAAGAAGATTTCTAGAATGAGGAAAGACTCTCTAGAGAAAGATGGTGAGTTTGGTGTTGGTAACTTAGCATTTAAATCTCTTCGTAACTCCGGCCATATAGGTAGAATTATAGATCTAGATAGTAAGCTTTATGATATGCAGTTTACTAGTGAATAGTTATAGATTTAGTATCGTGTAAGACTAAATATACTTACATATGATTAAACTGTTTAGCGAAGAGGTAAATCCTACCTTTACTAGCTCAAGACATAACATCCTAACAGTTGAAAGCTATAATGAAGTTTTCTTCGATGTGTTTGAATTTGAGATAAATGGTACAACGTATATTGCGGAGAAGTTGTCTGTATATAACGGCAAACCTGTAGTTGCGATACCTGTAGTAGAGAAGGATGTAAAGCGTACGATCCCGTTTGTACTTACAGAAGGTAGCTTTGAGGTGCTATATAACGAGGCAAATAATGAAGTCGTTAATAGTGCTGAAGATCAGAGGATTATCGATAGCATCATGATCGAGGATGATGTAGTAGATATTGCACGCGACTATAAAGAAGATTTACTTGAGGAGGTTGAGGTAGCAAAGCGGCATGCAGCAGAATACGCGGAGCGTGTTAGGCTTCAAAAAATAGCAGAAGCTGATATTACCATAGAAGAGAAAAAACAAAGTATCAGAGAGTTCTTCGATACGTCAAAAGTTGATCTACTTGAAGAGTTTAATACTGCTCTTATTAATAATAAACAAGATTTTGAGAACTATACAGAGCAAAAGCATAGTGAGATAGAGAAGTATCTTACTAGTAGAATTGAAAATAACTTTAGTGAGTTCTTTGACATTAACGAGGAGCGTATTAAGGAGCTCGATGGTAGAATTGAGCTCAGCCTTGTAGATAAAATTAAGGCAGCTGAAGGGCGTGTTACAAAAGATGTACATGAAACGGTATCACAACAGAGCGATGTATTAACTGAGCAGATCAAAAAGGGTGTAGATAAAGCTCTTGGTAGGGTAGGTAATGTTAAAACAGCGGTTAACGATTTACAGGACCAGTTACTAGAAAAAATTGAAACTGTTGATGGTAGTATCAGAGAATACTACGATACTAGGATCAGTAATATCAGAGATGAGGTTGATATACTTAACGAGAGTCAGAAGGATTACTTTATTAACTTGGTTGAAGAGAGTAAGACACGTTTACTTGAGCAAGTTAATCAAAATAAAGAAGAGACCGTACAAGCGTTAATTGAAGAAAATTATGACCCGGTAAAAGGCAATAAGGACTTCAATAAGAGTATTAAAAAGCTAAAAGTAGAACTTGAAAAAGTTATATCTGATAAGTTTAGTGGTGAGTTAATGTCACTTAAACGTGCTATCGAATTATCCGGAGGTGGTGGTGGTACTGTAGCCAAACAGTTTGCGAACGGTGGTGTTATGCGTGGCGACTTAACGGTTATAGGTACTGTATCTGCAGATTGTGGTGATAGTAATGATTGGTGCAGTACATATACAACAGTTAATGCTAATAGTGCGCTATGGAATACTGGTGGTTATGATTTTTCATTATTAGAATCAACTAGCGGTAACTGGAATTCAACATACACAACGGTAGGTACTTATAGTGCTAACTGGGAATCAACCTATACAACGGTAGGTTCAAATAGTGCAGACTGGGTGACCTATTCATCAGATAGTATTTCAGCTGCTAACTGGGTACTAGATGAGAATAATTTAGGGAGTAATTCTAATACAAAAGTACCTACACAGCAGAGTGTAAAAGCGTATGTTGATAATATTGTAACTGGTGTTAATAATCTAAAGGGTGGTTATGATGCGAGTACAGATAGCCCGCCGTTAACAGCAGGGGTCGGTGTATTACAAGGAGATACATATTATATTGAAACGGGTGGGTTGTTTTACACGGAACAAGTAGATCCAGGTGATTTAATTATCGCGATAGAAGATGGGTCTAATGCAGAAGGTAAGTGGGTTGCTGTTAACAGAAACCTTCAAGATGAATTAATCGATAAATGGAATAGTAATTATACTACCACAAGTGCTAATAGTGCTAATTGGCAGTCAACATATACTACAGTCGATGCTGCATCCGGTAATTGGAATAGTACTTATAATACAGTTACTTCGTTAAGTGATACTTGGGATGATCAATTCGATAGTACAGCAATAGAAGCCGCAAGTGCTAACTGGGATAGTACTTATAATACAGTTACTTCTCTGAGCGATACTTGGGATGATCAATTCGATAGTACAGCAATAGAAGCTTCATCCGGTAATTGGGATAGTACTTATAATACAGTTACTTCGTTAAGTGATACTTGGGATGATCAATTCGATAGCACGGAAATAGAAGCTGCAAGTGCTAACTGGGATAGTACTTATAATACAGTTACTTCGTTAAGTGATACTTGGGATGATCAATTCGATAGCACGGAAATAGAAGCTGCATCCGGTAATTGGAATAGTACATACACCACAGTAACTAATGAGAGTGCTGATTGGGAGAGTACATATACAACAGTTGATACTGAGAGTGCTAACTGGGATAGTACTTATAGTACTGTAGGTACATATAGTGCTGATTGGGAGAGTGGAGGCACTGGTGATTTTTGTGGTAAAGTTGTTACAATGGATCAACTCTCATCCTGCGGTACAGGTACAATTGGTGTTTCTGCTAATCTTGATGTTAACGATAACACTATAGACAATGTACACTCTATACAGTTTCACCTAGACGATACTATAACACCTGTTGAAGGTAATTTGAACTGGAATGAAACAGAGGGTACTTTGGATTTAGGCCTTGCTGGTGATGGTATAGGTGTTATGCTTGGTATGGAGCAGGTCCTACGTGTTAAGGCAAATGAAAATATTACAGCAGGTCAGGCAGTTTATATTACTAGTGCTCAGGGTCAGCACCCGCTAATATCTTTAGCATCTAACGATACAGAGGAAGAATCTCATGCAGTGGCTGGTGTAGCTGCAGAAGATATTGATTCGAATCAGTTTGGTTATATAACCACGCAAGGTATACTTAGTGGTATCGATACAAGTAATATTCCAGCTGGTGAAATTGTGTATCTTGGTACAAATGGTGCGCTTGTCGACATTATTCCTACAACACCTGACCATGAAGTGCGTTTAGGTTACTGTATACGGTCGGCAGTTGCTCCAGAAGGTAAGATGTATGTCAGTCTAGATTTAGGTTACGATGTGGAAGATCTACATGATGTATCAATTAACTCCTTACAAGATAAAGATATATTATCATATAATAGTTCATTAAGCGTTTATGAAAATGTAACTAGTACAAATTGGGAATCAACCTATACTACTGTAAGTTCGAATAGCGCTAACTGGGTTAAGTATGATATTGAAGATATTGCTACACCTGCAACATGGGTACTAGATATTGATAATTTAACTGATCCAGAAGTGTTAGGTGATGCAGATGGCTCTGCTACAAAAGTACCAACACAGCAGAGTGTAAAGGCATATGTCGATAGTATTGTAACCGGTGTTAATAATTTGGAGGGTGGTTATAATGCGAGTACAGATAGCCCACCGTTAACAGCAGGTACTGGTGTATCGCAAGGTGATACATATTATATTGAAACAGGTGGTACGTTTTACGACATACAAGTTGATAAAGGTGATTTAATTATCGCGATAGAAGACGGTTCTAATATAAAAGATGAATGGGTTATTGTTAACAGAAACCTTCAAGATGAATTAATCGATAAATGGAATAGTAATTATACTACCACAAGTGCTAATAGCGCTGATTGGCAGTCCACATATACGACAGTAGGCACCTATAGCGCTAATTGGGGAGCAGGAGCGTCTGTTGTAACACAAAGTACGCCGCCGTTAGCGGTTGATTCAGAAGTAGGTGATTTGTGGTTTGAAGATGATAGTGGTAAGCTATTTGTATATTATTGGGATGGTGATGCATATCACTGGGTGGATACATCTGGCGGTATATCAGATCTAGATAACGTAGTTACAAGCCCGGATTCAGATGTTTCTGCGGAAACAACACAGGTTAATGAAATAATTCAAATAACACAGGCGGGGTATAATGCACTTACCCCACCTGCTGCTAATACGTTATATATTATTATAGATTAAGGCTGTGAATAATATTCTTAACAACGCGATTAATTTAAAACTAGGAGACGGTCAGGTATCTGCTGCGTATTTAAATGACGTACGAGTATGGCCTGTGTTTGATGGTATTTGGCGCTTCGACACTCCCTCACCTGGTACTACAATCACAGGTTTTAAAGTAACTACATCGAGCGGAGGTGTCTTCGTCGATTGGGGCGACGGTGATACTGAGTTTGTAAATTCAGGTCAATCTATAAATAAAACGTATTAATAGCTATGGCGACAGTAATAAGTATAAATCCAGAGGACGGCCCTTCAGCTGTTACAAAAATCGATTGCGGGACATCCTCTCCGAAACTTAGTGGTACGATTGATGTATCTGCTTTTGAAAATTTACAAGAAATAAGATGCAGAAGTAATCATATAACAGAAATAACCGGTTATACTGATAATACTAATATACAGACAATATTTGTGGATGATAACAAACTCAGCGGGTCTATTCCTGATATCACCGGTATGTCGAGTTTACAGCTTATAAATTATGGCAAAAATCAGCTCACTGGTAGTATTCCAAGTTTAAGCAACAATACGGTGCTGAGAGATTTCTTTTGTTACAGTAATCAACTCACTGGTAATATTCCAAGTTTAAGCAACAATACAGTTCTTGAAAAATTTAACTGTGTTGATAATAACTTAACTGGTAATATTCCAAGTTTAAGCAACAATACGGAGCTTTCAGTATTTAAATGTCGTAGAAATCAACTCACTGGTAATATTCCAAGTTTAAGCAACAATACCGTGCTTGAAATATTTGACTGTGCTGAAAATAACTTAACTGGTAATATTCCAAGTTTAAGTAGTAATACGGTGCTTGAACAATTTGACTGTGCTGAAAATAACTTAACTGGTAATATTCCAAGTTTAAGTAGTAATACGGTGCTGAGAGATTTCTTTTGTTACGGTAATCAACTCACTGGTAATATTCCAAGTTTAAGTAGTAATACAGTTCTTGAACAATTTAGCTGTCGTAGAAATCAATTATCTGGATACGTGGCTGGTTCGGTGCCAACAAGTTTATTATTTTTTAAAGCAGAATATAATCAATTAACTGCAACAGCAGTAAATGCCATTTTAGCAGATCTTGTTGCTGCCGGCACGACAAATGGTACTTTAAATTTAGGTGGCACGAATGCCGCCCCTACTGGTCAGGGCTCTATTGATGCACAAACTCTTAGAGATCGCAATTGGTCAGTAACAGTAGCCCTATAATTTTATGTCAATACAAAAAATAACAAATGTCGATAATATTGAAACGACTCAAGAGCAGTGGTGGATACTATATAGTGATGAAACAAAAATTGTAATAGAAGATCCACTTCAATGCAGTGGGTATACATCATCTCCAAATATAATGGTCATTGCTGATACAGAAGAAGAGCTTCTAACATATATCATTGACAACGATATCAAGCCTTTTTCAGATGAAGAGACTATCTAGCTATTTACTGAGTCAAAATAGAAACTAAAAAAGTTATATTATTATAGGTTACTAAGAATAAATAAAGTTATATGGCTGCTATTAATTTTCCAACTCCTGAAGAAGGCAAAAAACACCGATCTTGGATTTATCAGCAAGGTGCTTGGGTAAAACAACCTTTTAATTTTACCTTTATTATAGCATCTTCTGGTAACTGGGAGAGTACATATACTACAGTTGATGCTGAGAGTGCTAACTGGGATAGTACATATAATACAGTTACTTCTCTGAGCAATACTTGGGATGATCAATTTGATAGCACAGCAATTGAAGCCGCGAGTGCTAACTGGGATAGTACATATAATACAGTCACCTCGTTAAGTAATACCTGGGATGATCAATTTGATAGTACGGAAATAGAAGCTGCGAGTGCTAACTGGGATAGTACATACACCACAGTAACTAATGAGAGTGCTGATTGGGAGAGTACATATACAACAGTTGATACTGAGAGTGCTAACTGGGATAGTACTTATAGTACTGTAGGTACATATAGTGCTGATTGGGA